GAAAAGCAAGATTTGGATTTGAATCCCCACTACCAAAACTTATTTGTAGATATCTTTGTCCAGTCCATTTAGCAAAAACAGATATTGTATATTTTTGTCCTATAACTGTAGTGAAAGAATTTCTTATTATATTATGAGAAACACTGGAAGTGTCTTCTCTTATTCCTTGAGCAGTGCTAGTTCCATCTGGAGCGACTGCACCTGTTGCATTTATTGAACTATTATTTTTTTGCCAATAAGAATTAGAAAAATCTTCCGAGTGTAAAAATAAGTTTTCAGTTATTGTATCAAAACTCACAACCTCATTAGTTGATTCAATCTCTGCAACAACACTAGTTGAAAAGTTCGTGGTACTGGCTACAGGAATGTAATCCTGCGTTGCTGTGATGTTTTCAGACAACGTAGTGTCAACACTTGTTAAAGTAGATCTAGTTGCTTGGGTATCTAATGACATTCCCATGCTACCTCCTATAAGTGTGAACCAGAATATTTATCTGTAAATAAAGTATAACCAGCTACGTTTGTTTTAGTTTTACAAAATACTCCAGCTGGAAATAAAACTCCTCCACCAAAATTTAATGTTAGGATATCCCCTGAAGGAACATCCACAAGAATTTTTGTGTCTCCAGAATTTGAAGTAGTTGTTAGTTCTAATACTCCTGCTCCACCCCCATCAGATGCAACTGATATAGAATACACTCTTACTGCAGGTGTAATAATAGCAGATGCTCCAGCGGCTGCTGCAGATCTTGTAGCTTGCACGTCTTTAGTAAATGACATTTATTTTTCTCCGTTAAATTATGTGGGCCCGAAGGCCCACATTAATTATTTATTACGTATCACTGAAAGGTGTTGCGATAGCACCTGATCCAAGTATTAAAGTATTGTGAACTAAATACTCTGCAGATTGTAATGCAGTTACTTGAATAACAGAACCAGTTAATCCACCTGTTGTAGAACCATTCATTGATAAAACATCATTTGATGCAGCAGGGAAGAAAGCTTTTTTACTTCCGTCATCCACAGCTATCATAGCCGCTCCAACAAATTTATCTGTTCCATCAGTTACAATTTGAACATCAGTTGCAGTTGTGTCTACATAAAAATAGAAACTTGCACCTATGTTGTTTAAATTGTTTGGATCTGACCCTGGACCTGCACTTGCTGAATCAGCAGTTGTCACGATCGAAGGTAGAGTGAAAATACCGTCAGCGTCTTGAGTTAACAAGATTCTTCCAGCATGTTCATTAACTGTTAATGAAGTATTAGCAGTTAACGCTTTTGTCATTCCTGGTCCTAAATTGATAAAACCGTTTTTCGATCTTACCGGACCATCAAATGTAGTATTTGCCATAGTTATCCTCCTAATTACGTTTATGCAGTCTTTAGGCCGTCGACTATACGCGTCCGCATAAACTTATATGTATAGTGAGAATAATATATACTAGATTTAAATAGAGTGCAAGAGAGCCTACAGTGTGGAGTGGAATTTTCCAACGATGTAGCTTTTTTATCTAAGGTGCTACAGAAACCTCAGGAGCAGATTTATGTGCAGCTTTTGCTTCAGCCATTTTTATATGGTTTATCAACTCTCTAACTTTGTGGTCGATTCTAACCATATCAAGAGTATATCTTCCGTTACTCTTATGTTCCTGCTCCCACTTTTTGTCTAGAGCCTTCTTCTTTTGGTAAAGCTCCTGGATGTGGTTGTCCATTTATAACCTCCTCATAGGTTATTTTGTATCTACGAGTGTCATACATATCACCCGTATATTCCCAATTTATACTATTTTCTCCTAATTTGTCAACTATTGCATTTTCCAATGAGGCAGGATCATCTAAGCATTCTACCTCAAAAGAGGCATAATGGTCATAGGCTGCAATTGTTACACGGAATTTCTTCATAGGTTTTGTCTTTCTATAAGTCAAATGAGGCGGGATTGTGGCCCCGCCTCAAAATTGTTAAGTATTACGCACCTTCTACGCCGAAGATACCTCTGTAGTCAGATACACCAAATCTGTATCTTTCTCTAGCTTTGTATCTTACGTTTCCAGTATCGAAATCACCTTCCATTGCTGTTCTGATAGGTGTTCTTTCGAAATACTTCATACCATTAGGCACATCAGTGATAATGTAGAACGCATCCGTGTCAGTTAAGAAGTTGTTAACTCTGTAACCTTGTGGAATCATTCCCATTGACGCGATTGCGTTAATGTCATTATCAGCTGTTGAAGTTCTACCTTGAGATTTCATTAATCTCTCAGCAGTAAATTGAAGCTCAGAAGGAACGATCATTTTCACTCCTCTTGCTGCAATTTTTAAACCTCTTTCATCAGTCATCTGCGCAATTTGAATTAGCGAGTCTTCTAATGAAGTTTCGTTTAAGTCAGCCTCAGTTTGCGGTAACCCATTGATCAATGGATCAACTGCTTTGATTTGTTTAGTATTTGCCATGGATCTAGCTAATGCTTTTGTATATCTAGACGCAAGTCTGTCATACAAGTTATCCTCGATCGCTTCTTCAGTGATCGCGAATGCTAGTGCGATAGTTTCCATAGTGTATCTTGCAGTGTATGTCTCTTGTGCAGAGTCAAAATTTACTGCAGAACCTTCTGGTTTAACTGCCGCGTTTGCAAAACCAGATAACATAACTTCTTCTTCGAACGCTCTGTCTGAAGTTTCTGTTACGTATATCTCAGCATGCTGATTCTCATAACGTTTATATTCCAAGCCGAATAGTGCATTCAAACCTGGCTCTAGTTCTTTGACTAGTTGTCCTCTACTTATCGCCATTATTTATCTCCTATTCCCGGCTATTATATACCGTTATTTTTAGCGTTGTATAAGTGTTCGTTGATCATAACAACAAAGTTAACATTAGCAGAACCTAAGTCACTGTTGTCGATGTCGTTTGAAACACCCATTACTTTTAGTTGTGCCGTACCAGTAGTTGTAGTTGAATCGTTTAACTCCGATTTTGAAACGTAGTTAGCTGAGTCACCTGCAGTTACTTCGATATCGTAATTCATGAACACATCAGTTTGCGCTGAAGCAGCTGTGTTGTTCGATTGAATTTCGAATCTTTCATACGGGTCGTCTGCTACAAATGCTTTAATATCACTTGCATTTACTGAACCTGCATAGTGATTTGCAAAAGTAGGTTTGTTAGTTGTAGGGTCAGTATAAAAGACACCATTGAGTGAACCAACAAGAAAAGCTTCAGAAGCTGCTGCTTGGTGAATTGTACCAGCTGCAGTCGCTGAAACAGCGTCTTGAAAGTAGATAGTAGTAGTATCATTTGCTGAGATACTATACTCTCCTAAACCCTGGTTGTCTCTATTTTGACCGACTTTGCCGATTGGTCTTAGACCAAAGGCTGCATCTTTATTTGCCATAATAGGCCTCCTTATAATGTACCTGCCCCGAAGGGCCTCCAGTACGGGTTTATGTTATCTCAAGTGGATTAGAATTCCTAATTAGGATTTCTTGGTACCACCGAAGTGTACACGCGATTGCCTGTCAATATTGATAGGCATGCTTGGGTGCTCTTCCTTCATAAGATCGTTGTCCATTGCTTCAACTTTTTCTTTATGCTGATTAGCATAATACGCTTGTCGTTGTTGCGCGATCTCTTCTGGTACCCTAGCGAGCACTAGGCCGCCAACACCGATCACTCCCTTGTATTTTCCATCTTCGACTTGTGGATAGTCAGCATCTGGATATTCATCAGCTCTCACTAATTCGTATCCTGATCTTAGTCTTCCAGAAATATTTTTTGTATCCTGAAATCCTAAACTTTCTGCTCTTAACCATCTATGTCTAAAACCTGTTGGTGCAGGGGGTGCATCTAATGCTGATGGTGGAGTCCAAACTTTTTTTCGAGCTGTTTTTTCTCTAGTCTGGCTCGCACGAGAGGCTTTTTTATCTATTTTATCTTCCATATGCATTTACTCCTTCGTGATGTTTAATTGTTTCGCATATTCTTCAAGTGGCACACCTAATTTTTTAGCGATTGCTACCTGTGATGGTGTGAGCCTCACAGTTTTGCGACCAGTCTTGGTACTTCGCTTCGCTGAAGCTACTGTTTGTACCGGAGTAGGTCGTGTATTTTCTCCTGAATCACTATTATTAGCAAACTTATGCGGGAATTCAAGTCTTATTCTCTTGTCAATCTCTGCATAATATTCGTCACTTGATGGGTCAAAACCTTCTTTTTCTGTCAAAGTTTTATGAAGATCAAAGGCCGTATAGGTCATCGCTGTATCTTGACCAAACCAAGAGTTTCTCTCACTCCATGCTGTGGCCTTAGGATCAGGTTCCTGAGTTGGCTGTTGTCTTCTTAAATTGACTTCAGGTTTTGGTGGTTGTTTTTCTAGAGTTTCTCTAGCTAGTTTAGCTTCTTCTAGTCTAGCTCTTTTAACTCCTAGTTCAGATATTAAAGCCATCGCTTCAGCTTCAGCTCCTAGATCATTTGCTTCTCTAGCTGCTGCAAGTTTTGCTTTTGCTGCTTCTACACCTGATACAATACTTTCTTCACTTGTTTTAAGAAAGTTAGGTTCAATCTTAGAGAGTTTATCTTCTGTTGATTTTTTATCTTTTAAGATTCTTTCAGCATAAGATAAAGCTTCTTCTTTTTGTCTCTCAGCTTCTCTCCATTTTTTAGTTAACTTAGCTATTCTTTTCTGAACGCTTTCACTATATTGTTCTAATTCTTTATCGTCTTTCTTTTCGAGTTTAGTCTCTCTTTCATTTTCGTAAGTCTTATCCTCTGACTCACCTTCAACTACAGGTCTTACTGTAGGTTCTTCTGTAGCAGTTTCTTTTTCTTCTACTACGTCCTCTGGTTTTGTTTCAGGAACATCGACATCCATTGCTGGACCTGAGGTGTCGAGTTCAACTGTTTTTTTCACTTCTTCAGTGTCTGGCATAGTTATCTCCTTCTATGTTTAGTATTGATGAAGTATATCTTCGGGGTTATCTATAGTTGCTAACACTTCATCATCATTAAGCAAACGTACTTCGCCCCCGTCAATTTGAATTCTTGATCCTGCATAACGAGCAAAGATCACCCAATCACCCTTCTTGCACCAAGGACCTTCAGGAAATTTTTCTTTGTCATAACAATGTGGACCCATTTCTAAAATTAATCCACATGTTGATGCAACTTGTTGACGTTCTAAAGTGTCTTGTCCAAGATATAAACCACCCTTAGTTTTCTCTGGCATTTTAAACGGAAGGACTAACATCCTCCACCCAGTTGGTTGTGGTAGTTTGGCTGATTCTTTTTTCTTTAAACGCTCGTAGCTATCGAGTTCTTGTTTGTGTTTTTTATCAGACTCATCCTGATATTTCTCTGCTAACGCGTATTTAATCTTCGGTGTTTCCGAATTGGATAACGGTTCCTTTTTCATCTTTTTGCTCCTTTTGTTTCAGCAGGTTAGAGATATCCTGTGATATTTTTAAATAGGCATGTGCCTGCCCCATCATATACTTATATTTCTCCATATTGTCAACGCCTCCTGCAATCATAGTATCGGCTATCTGTTGATAGGATTCCTTCAGTTGTTTTTGTATTTTAGTTATTAAAGTTAATGTATCCATTTATTCCTCCTTTAAATTTGCTGTTAAATTAAACGCATACGAAATTCTTTTCTCCTCTGATTCAGAGGGAAATACATAGTGAACCAGACATGCTGGAAATATAAGTAAATCAAATTGTTGGGGGACTAATTCAAATACTTCCCCTATTTGAGTAAAATTAATTTGGCTATTATTAGAGGTTAAATAAAATACACCTGACAACTCCTCTGTATGCTTTTGATGATGGTGAGGAAGATTATGAGCTTTGTTGTCTATGACATTTAGCCAGCCATTCATTATTTTTTGAGATGTCAGAAGTAAACATTGTTTATTTATCTCTATGTCTAATTCGTCTTTTCCATCAAAGTCTTCATGATGTTGCATACCGTTTACAATAGAGTAACGTTTATCTACTTTTTCTTTTTCGTAGTTTGTATCAACAAAGTTTAAAATTTTTTTATGTAGTCCTCCGTGAAGAGGCATTTTTGTATGAATTAATATTTTTGTAAATAGATGATAGGTCTTTAGCACTTCCACCTTCTTCTAGCCTGACGTAGTCTAGAATTAGGATCTTTTGCTGCTTTCGGAAATTTCTTCATTTGGCCGGCGCTTCTTGCGCAGTACGACTTACGTCGATTGGCAGCTTTTGATCCTGGCTTGACCTTACCAGTGACCGCTGTTTTTAATTTAGATCCAGGGTTTTCACGTCTGTATCTAGCAACTCCAGCTTTGGTCATACCAGCGCCGGACTTTGTTGATCTGAAATATTTTTTAGTTTTAGGTGGTTGTTTGTCTTGTCTTCTCATTAGATTCTTTGCATCCTTGGATCAGTTGATAAAATATTTTTTTCTGCCTTTGGTCTTGCAACTGAATCCTTACTTCTCTTTCTCAGTTGAGCTAAAGCTGATTCTTGTTTTTTCTTTTCGTCTATTTGTTTTTTTAAATCAAATTTAAAGTTCATTATATTTTTGGCATCCTAAAACCAGGGTTGGAATAATATTTTTGATAGGATTTGTTTCCAACTTTAACTCCTCCTAAATCTCCTGATACATAACTACCAGTATAATTTTTTTGTGCTTGACGAATCATAGCATCTCCGCCATCAGCTTTTTTAGTTCTTTTAACAAAAGTTTTTACGTTAGTTGGTTTAGGACCTGTATTACCCGCAGCTCTTTTTCGTTTGACAGCACTCGCCTTTTGCGACTTTGTCATCCGTGTGGCTTTTGCAAGTGGGACGCACTTTGGATATTTTCTTTTGCTCCCCTTCGATCTTCCGCAAGGTTGATACTTGCCGTCCTTCTTCGGAGCTCCGATGTCTACCCATTTCTCTTGTACCCATTTACGTAATCCCATTATCTAATCTCGCAACCTCTACCTCTTTGTGCAAGACCTCCTTTAGATTTTTTGGCTCTCTTTTTACCACCTGGTGTTACTTTACCTGAACATACTGCAGATGCATACATGTTAGCATATGCAGAAGGATATACTTTGAATTTTCTTTTCGCTGCCGCTTTTCCTCTAGGACATAGTTTTGCCATTACGCTTTTCCTCCACGTTTAAAATAACGCTTGCCCTTCAAAGCCTTCATTCTTGCTGAAGGCTTTTTAGGTTTTTCAGTTTT